GTAAGCCGTATTTTGACGATTACGATGTAACAAAAAACTTTTATCGTGTTTTATACAGACCTGCAGTTGCTGTTCAAGCACGCGAACTCAATCAAATGCAAACTATTATGCAAGATCAGATTGATAAATTTGGTCGACATGTCTTTAAAGAAGGATCAGTTATTGAAGGTTGTGCATTCACTTTTGATAGTGCATATAACTATGTAAAAATTAAAGACAACTACGCCAATAACTCTGCTATTTCAAACATATCAGATTTTATTGGTAAAATTATCATTAATACCAATGGATTACAAGCAACGGTTGTAAACGCGATAGGTGGTTATGAATCTTCTGATCCGGATTTAAATACTCTTTATATTAAATATCTGAATTCTAGTACATTTGCAAATGGTTCTCAGCAAAATGTATATGCTAATAGTGAAGTTATCCAAATTAAAACTTCAGCAAATGTCAATATTGGTAATGTTGTTGTTGCTACTGTTTCTAATTCTACAGGTCAAGGTTATGGTTTTACTACTACGGAAGGTGTTATTTTCAAAAAGGGCTTTTTCATTAGAGTCGAGCCTCAAACTTTAGTAGTGTCAAAATATAATAATACGCCAGACAATATATCTGTTGGTTTTGAAGCCGATGAACAAATTATAACACCAGAAAATGATACATCACTCCTTGATAATGCTGCTGGTTCTCCAAATTATGATGCTCCTGGTGCGCACCGTCTAAAACTTGTTCCTACTTTGGTTACAAGAGTATCTAATACAGTATCAAATACAACTTCATTTTTTTCACTCTGTGATTTTAAAAATGGAATGTCTATTTCAATTAAAAATGATCCACAATATGCAGCGCTAGCTAAAGATACAGCTCGCAGAACATATGAAACAAATGGTGATTATATTGTTAATCCTTTTCTTCTAACCAGCGCAAATAAAATATCAAATAATATTGCAAATTCAACATATAATAGCATCATTGCTTCTCCAGGTATTGGTTACGTAAAAGGTTATAGAGTTGAATTTATCAACAATAACACAGCTGACTTAAGAAAAGGTCTTGACTACGCAACAGTCAATAATCAAATTGTAACAGCAACATTTGGTTATTACTTGAATGTAAATGAATTCTGTGGTGATTTCAATAATAAAAATGCTACACAAATCGAATTGCACAGCGTAGTCAAAACAGCCATTTCAGGAAAAACATTCTTAGGAACATCTTATTCAGCTGCCACTAAAATTGGTACTGCTTATGTTCGCGGTGTTAGTTATGCATCTGGAACCCCCGGCGTCGACGCTGTGTATGAAATTTATGTTTTCAATATTCAAATGTCAGCAGGTCAAAAAATATCTGATGCGCGTAGTGTAATTTATTCAAGTAGTGGCTTGCAGGCCGTAGCAGATATTGTTCTTGATAAAGATTTTAATAGCGTAAATGTTGCAAAAGTACAAGCATCTGGCAGTGAATTAATGATTTACCCATTCGGCCAAAATGCAATAAGACCGGAAGGATTTTCAACTACAGCTCAATATGTATATAGAAATAGAGTAAATTCAAGTTTTGTAGCGGCAAGTGGTTCATTATCACTTACAATACCTGCTGTTGTTGGTACCGGTACAGAAGCGTTTAATTATGGAATTGGTACTCTTTCCAATGCAGCTGAAACATCATTTATTGTAATTCCAACTGCAAATGGATATAGTGTAAATAAAACTGCAAATGTTAATATAAGCGGCGTATCCGTAATAAATGCTTCCGCCACAAATACTGCATTCGCAACCGATTATTCTGTCGGCGATTATATTTACGTAAATTCACAAATCAAACGCGTCGTTTCTATTGCTAGTAATACGTCGTTAACGGTTGATTCTGCATTTTCTGGTTCGGCGACTAATATCGCGCACCAAAAAATTTGGCCAGCTGGTGTTCCAATTAATTTTGCTTCATCATCTAGAATAATTAATATTACATCAAGTATTATAGCAAATGTCGCTTTAGGTGAAGCAAGTAATGCTGACTTCACAGCATCGGTATATTTTGATACTTTACGCTCAAGTACAGTTCCCATTGCTAAGCAAATAAATAAATCTACATATATTAAAATTCAAGCAAATACAAATGCAGGTGGAGTTACAGGGCCGTGGTGTCTTGGTATTCCAGATGTAATTAAGTTAAATGCTGTTTATATTGATGAAACAGGTGGTACATATGCAAATACAAATATTAATATTACAGACTCATTTGGTTTAAAAACAGGACAACAAGATGCGTATTATGGTCTTTCTTTTATTTCTTCAATAAGACCAATTGCACCAAATTCAACATTATTAGTATCAGTAGACAATTTTGTAGCATCACCATCTCAAGGCGTTGGATTTTTTACAGCTGCTTCATATCCAATCGATGATGCTAATACATCCAATACGTCGGCAATTCAAATTTATCAAATACCGCAATATACTTCAACGATAGGTACATCTATTGATTTAAGAGATAGTATTGACTTTAGACCATATGCCGTCAATACAGCAGTTGCTAATGCTACGATTGCTACAGCAACTATAAATCCTTCTAATACTCTTACTTTACAAACATATGGATCAGGTGGTGCATATTTGGTATCTCCTGATTCAAATTATCAATCAATCGTTCAATATTATCTACCAAGAAAAGACAGAATTTCTCTATCAACAGGAGGAGAAATTGTTGTAACAGAAGGAGAATCTTCATTAAAACCGATACCTCCAATTGAACTACCAAATACAATGACTATTGGTTTTGTTGAAGTACCACCGTATCCTTCACTTACTTCTACTGAAGCTAGATCTTATAATAGATATGATTATTCAATTCAAATAACATTATTTCAGACAAAACGCTATACTATGGCTGATATCAATAAAATTTCGAAGCGTGTTGAAAAATTAGAATATTATACAGCGTTGTCACTTTTAGAACAAGCCACAAATTCTTTGACTGTTCGTAGCGATGCCACAGGTCAAAATCGTTTTAAAAATGGTATTTTAGTTGATCCATTTAAAGATCATTCAATTGGTAATACAAACGATGCTTCTTATAATATTGCAATTGATAGACCAAGCGCCGAAGCAAGACCAGTGTTTAATCAAATAACAGCCGAGTGCAGATTTGATGCTGATTCTTCTACAGCTGTTCGCGCAGGCGACTTAATTTTATTGCCTTATACTGCAAATAATATCAATCAAAGCCAAAATTTTGCCTCTAAATATAGAAATTGTGTTGAAGGAAATTTCTATAGCTATCGTGGTGTACTTACGTTATATCCTCCTGGTATTACGTCACCTGATTTATTACAAAGACCATTAATTAATGGTAGTATTGATGGTTATACAAATTTTGTTGGTTCGGGTATTAATAGTAAATTTGGAACAGAATGGGGCAATTGGTCTGATTTATTACAACCGCCTATATCAAATCAAACAAATTTGACTACTAGTTCACAATCATCTGATACCATCAGAACTACAATTACTCAAGAATCAACACAAAAACTAACATCTTTTGGTAAAACAATAACATCGCAATCCGCTGAAACAACATCAAATAACGGTGATTATGTTAGTGATGTTTCATTACAAACTTTTGTGCAATCACGCGACGTATATTTTGTTGCTAAAGGTATGAAACCAAATACAAAGCTTTATGTGTATTTTGATAATGTTAATGTAAGTGCTGTTTGTCTAAATCTTTCTATATATGTTGGATCTTGGGCAACAATAGGTGGTAATGATATTGCAACAGATGGTTCTTATGTTTATGTTGCATATGACGGCAGTGTTTACTATCATACAAATAATTGGGGAGGTCAAATAACTAGCGATAATTATGGAAATGCTTATGGTATATTTAAGATACCGCCAAATACATTTAAAAGTGGTCAGTTAGAATTTAAGATCAATGATATTGCAAATTTATCGCAAGGAGAAAATGCTGTGACGACTCAAGCTAATTATAATATGTTTTGCTCCGCTCTTTCAGTGCAAAAACAAAAATTTGCTTCTACACCAACAGTTAGACCGCCTCAACCACCAACATCTCAACCACCAATATCCCAACCACCTATTTCTCCTGTCGATCCAGACCCGCCACAACCATATCAAAAACAATGGGTTCCAGATATTATTCGTAATTCATTAATGCCAGTACCAGGTGCAGCCGGTGTAGCAGTTGATAAGGTAGCAATACAAACAAATGCAGATAGACGTTCTGTTGTAGCAATAGATTCTAAAGGATTTATACAAGTATGCGGTTTTACAGAAACTTGGAGTGGTGGTGGCAATGTTCTAATTGATTATACAAATCCTCAGAATATATACACTGGCTGGGGTAATCCGGATCTGACATATTATTATAGTGATGGTAATCTACCACCTGGTTATGCAATATAAATATTATAAAATTGGAATTAAATGTAAATGACAAATCCTATTGCGCAAACTTTCATTATAAATGAACCTAGTATTACAGGTGTAGACACTGTTTTTCTAACAAAAGTAGATCTATTTTTTCAAAGTAAATCTTCGGTTTTTGGGGTTGAATTGCAGATAAGAGAAACTGTTAATGGGTATCCTTCAAATAAAATAGTGCCATATGGTTCAAAAACTCTTTATTCATCAGAGGTGACTACAAGTATAGATTCATCGGCGGCTACAACATTCACATTTGATACACCTATAATATTAAACACAAATCAACAATATGCTTTGGTTGTCGCTCCAATTGGTGGTAATCCGGATTATAATATTTGGATTGGCGCATTGAATGGTACTGATATTGTAACAAATACACCAATTTTTACAAGCAATCAATTAGGCTCATTGTTTATATCATCTAACGATTTGAATTTTACTTCAATTCAAAATGAAAGTTTGAAATATAATCTTTATACCGCTTTGTTTACTTCATCTTCAGCTAATGCTGTGTTCAAGAATACAGCGATCGATAGATTTCTAATTAATAAAAGTATTGGTTATTTTTCACAAAGTGAACAAATAGTTGTTTCAAATAATACTTTACAATTATCATCATTGACTATTAGTGGTTCTAATACATTTACTGTTGGGGAAGTTGTATTCCAGCCAGCTGGTACTGTAGCGGCTAATTTAACACAAGCTACTGCTTATGGTACAGTATTATTTGCAAATACAACGACTGTTATTATGAGTAACACATATGGCGCTTTTAATACTTCTAGTACTTTAAGAAGTTCTTCTGCAAATCTTTTTGCAGTTGCTCCGACATTTGCAAATCAAAGCGTGGTTACAACTTCAGCATGCAATATCATAACAGTACCAAATGCAAACTCAACAATAATAACAGATTTTGTTGTTAATAATTACATTTATATTGGCAAAAATACAGGTGCTAATTTAAATGTGAAACAAATTAAATCAATTGATCCTATTTCTAGAACTCTAACATTGGATTCGAATGTTGGTTTTACAGATTCTAATGCTATCATTGGTAGAGTTAAAGCTGATGCGGCTCTTAAAGGATATTTTAATGCTATAACTACCGGCTATAATGGAATTCTCAGCATTTTTGGTGTCTCTTCCAACGCTACGCAAAATTTTGCTACAAGCAATGGGCAAATTTTGATTGGCGTCACTTCAGGTGCTTCTGCGCAAATTAGTAAAACACTTGATGCGAACTATCAAAGTATTACCAGTCAAATCTCACATATATATCCAAATAAAACAAATATATCTTGGTATTTTTCTGGAACTGATACCAGTAGAGTTGCAGATGCTTCATACACTTCTATTGATAGCGACATACCTTTTGAATTTATCGATAAACCTAGAATGTTAATGTCTAGAAGTAACGAATATGCTTATTCAAGCGGAAATAAGTCATTATCTATTTCTGCTTCTTTGAGCACTTCTAATACAAAAATTAGCCCATATATTGATATTGTGCGTAATCTAGCAACATTAACTGACAATGTCATTTGCAAACAATCGGAGCTTTCAGGTTATAGAATTGCTTATAGTAATACTAATGGTAATTTTTATGCTGGTGATATAATTCAGCAAGCTAATTCAACAGTTACGGCAAATGGTACTATATTTTCGTCTAACACAAGTACCATTTATGTAGTCAATGTTGTATCATCAAATACTTCATCGGTAGCCAAATTTAATAGTTCAAATACTATAATTTATAATGCAACACGAGGCATAACCGCTAATATAACTGGTGTATCGAGTTTCAGTGAAGTTAGAGGTTATACACAAGATTATGTTTCTAGATATATTTCAAAAAATGTTATTCTTGCTGATCAACAAGATGCAGAAGATATGGTTTGTTATATTACTGCATATAGACCACCCGGTAGTAATTTTAAAGTATACAGTAAGTTTTTAGCAGGTGCAGATCCTGACAGTATTACTAGTAAGGATTGGTCAGCCATGACCGAATTATCAGACACATCGCTTACAAGTAGTCTTGTGAATAAAGATGATTTCGTTGAATTGGTTTATGATCTTCCAATGTCTGTAATGGTTATTGCTAATAATGCGTCTGTGAATGCAACTTCAGCAAATATTACAGTAAGTTCGACTGCAGCGTTCACCGCCGGTGGATTTGTTTACGTGGCAGCTAATAATACTTCAACAAATACTATTAATTTCAATGTAAGACAAGTGATAGCAATACCAAATTCAACTATATTGTCTGTATCTTCTAATTTATCAATAATTTCATCAAATGCTACAGTTGGAACAATACCCGGTCTTGAATCTCAATATGGCGCATTTAAATATGCTAATAATAGCAATATCATTCGATATACTACTTCAGCTGATGGTGTTTTTGAAACGTTTAAGACATTTGCAACAAAAATTGTTTTAGTTTCTAATACAACACAAATCATTCCTAGAATGGCAGACATGCGTTGTCTGGCTTTACAGATCTAATCTAATGACTGAAATTTTAAAAGTCAAAGACAATAAAGATCTTGTAAGGTTGAAAGATAGTAAAGCTGTATTGAATGTTAATACAAAAGAACTTGATAAATATAGACAGGATCGTGAAGAAAAAATTAAATTACAAAAATTGTTTGAAGATAATGATCAACTTAAAAATGATATAGAAGAAATCAAGTCTTTATTAAGACAATTGATAGGGCAAAAATAACAAATGACCATTTCAGTAACTAATATAGCAACATCAGATACTTTTGGTACATGGTTATCAAGAACCAATGATTTGGCTACTATTGCATCTCAAAATGCTGTCACTGTTGATTCGACTTTAGGAGGTTCTCTTTCTACAGGTAATGGTTTTGTAAATGGTTATTTTGGTGCAAATACACTTGTAGTGCGTGATGGTATTGTAGGTGGTAATTTGTCCTCTTTCAGTACTTTGAATCTTGTTGCAAATATTGCTTTCACATATAGTAGTTCAAATTTAGTTTCTGTTACTGCTAATACTACAACTTCTAATTTAACTATCACAACAAATGTTATTAATATTGTTTCAACAGGTGGTAACACAACGATCGGCGGAAATAATTTAAATATCAATGCAATATCATTATATGCCAATACAATAGCTACAATTACTGGTAATACTACATTAAAAGCAAATAGCACATTTAATATTCTTAGTATAACTGGAAACAACACTGCATCAAGAATAGTAGCAAATACTTCTAATACTACAATTACAGGGAATGTGTTTCTTTCAAATACAATTTCTGTAACCGGTGATGCAAGTTTTAGTAGTAAATTAACTGTTACGGGAATTGCAAATCTTCAATCATCCGCTAATGTAGGTGGTGATTTGTATGTAGTAGGTAATACTAGTATTGGTGGAAATGTTAGTATTGTCGGAAATCTGAATGTTGTAGGAAATGTTGTATCCAGTGGTAGTGGTGGTGGCAATCTTATTCCTGCAACAACAAGCTCTTATTATCTTGGTAATAGTTCCGTTACTTGGTTGTATGGTTATTTTGATTTTATATCATCTTCAAATACTATAACAAGCAAAAACTTAGTATCAACTGGAACTGCTACTCTTAATACTGTTAGTATAGCTAATACATTAATTGTAACAAATAATGCCACATTTAGTAATACAATTACAATAACTGGTAATGCCATTTTTAGTAATACAATTACAGTAACTGGTAATGCTACTTTTAGCAATACAATTACAGTAACTGGTAATGCTACTTTTAGCAATACGGTTGCAATATCAACAATATCAACAAATGTTGCATTTAATAATACAATTACGGTTACTGGCAACACTACATTATCAAATAATTTATCTGTCGCTGGTGTAACAACATTGACGTCAAATGTTGCTATCAACAGCAGAATGATATTTAATTCAATTGGTCATCAATATGCAAATAGTTATACATTTACAAATAGTTCTATTGCTGCTAATATTGATACTGTTTCCGCTTCAACGTATCGCTCATATGAATACTTAGTTCAACTTTCAGATTCAACAGTTACACCTAATGCTTATTATCATTCCACAAAAATTGCAATTATACACGATGGAACAAATCCATACGTGACTGAATATGGAACATTATTCAATATTGCTTCTCTTGGTACATTCAACGTTCTTATTAATGGTGGTAATATTGCATTGCAACTTACACCAACTACTGCAAATGTTGTAGCTAAATTTATTAGAACTTCAATAGTTTAATAAGGGGTTAAAATGGCTTCAAAAATAAACATTGTAATTGATCAAGGTACAACATTTAATACCACATATACAATTCATGATACAAATGATTTACCAGTTGATTTTACCGGTTATACAGCAAATTCTCAAATGAGAAAAACTTATTCTTCATCAAATGCATATGCATTTAATGTAAGTTTAAATAGTAATGGGCAAGTTGCATTATCAATGGCAGCAAATGTAACAAATAATGTTATTGCCGGTCGTTATGTTTATGATATTGAGGTAGAAGATCTTTCGGGGGTCCGATCTCGTATTGTTGAGGGTATTGTTACAGTAACTCCACAAGTATCGAGGTAATATGTCTTTTATAGTAAAATCTGCAACAAGAAATCAATTTACTGTTAAAGTAGTAAATCAAAACGGTTCATTATTACAGGCACCGGCTTCTGTACCGATTGTTACAACTAGTGCCATAGCAGATACTAGTAAATTTGCTACTACAGCAGCGATGTTAGCTAATGACGCAACAACATATGCTAATTCTATAGCTTTTACAACAAATCTCGTTGCAAATAATATTTCTAATTTAACTATTGCTGCAATATCGGATGTTACTTTAACACAAACACCTCCACCAAATAATAGTACTCTTATCTTTAATACAACAAATAATAAATACATAGTTAAACAAATGGACCTTGATGGAGGAACTTTTTAAGTGGCAAATTTAATTCAGATCAAACGTAGTACCACTGCTAGTACTCCAGGATCTTTGGCCAATGGTGAGCTTGCATATACATCAAATGGCGATGTACTTTATATTGGTAGTCCAAATGGCAGCGTTGTTGCAATTGGTGGTGTTAGAGTTCCTGGATTTCTTACTGCAAATCAAGCACTTGTAGCAAACACCCTAGGCTATCTTAATGAAATTAGAACTGCAAATCTTGTAGCAACAAAGATTTATGCAAATGGAGCTTTTGGTACTAATGGCCAAGTAATTACATCAAATTCTACTGGTGGAATTTATTGGAATACACCGCTTCCTGGCGTAGTCGGTTCCAATACACAAGTCCAATTTAATGATAGTGACGCACTCGGAGCTAATGCAAATTTAACATTCGATAAAACAACCGGCACTTTAACAACTGTTAATATTAAAGCTAATACTGTTAATGCGTCTTCATATACGGTTGGTTCAAATTTTATTGCTAATTCTACAGGTACTTATTTAACTGGTACTATTAATGCCGCATCGATTTCTTTAGGTAGTAATTTTGTTGCTAATGCTACAGGTGTATATGTAGCTAATAGTGTTAATGCTGCAATACTCTCGATTGGTTCAAACTTTATTGCAAATTCAACACGTGTTGTCATTGGATCAACTGTTGGTCTTCAAGCAAATGGTGGTATAGGTACTGCAGGCCAAGTGCTTCTTTCAAATGCTTCTTCTGTTTATTGGGGTGATAGAGTTTCTTCGGTTGCCACTTTAAACGGTCTTACTGGTGGTACTATTACTACAACTGGAACTTTATCAGTTCTTGCGAATAATGGTATTATTGCTAATACAACTGGTGTATTTGTAAATCCAGGCACCGGTGTTACCGTAAATGCTACCGGCGTTCATATTGGCCAACCAGTCGCTGTAACCGATACCGTTACATTCGATGCTATTATTGCCACAGGTAACGTAGCTCTTGGTAATAACACGGTTGATAATATCAGTTTTGTAGGTAGAGCCAATACCAATTTTAATCCAGCTGCAAATGCCACTTATGATATTGGTACATCTAGTCAGCGTTGGAATTATATTTGGGCGGCAAATGTTCATACTACGCGAGGTTATATTGAAGGTAATCTTGAAGTAGGTGGCGATCTTCTTATCAGCGGCAATCTTATAACAACAAATGTTAGCTCGGTTATTGTTTCTGATCCTCTGATTATTCTAGCTTCTAATAATCATACTTCAGATCTAGTAGACATTGGTTTCGTCGGTCACTATTATGATGGAACTACAGATAGACATACTGGTGTTATTAGACATGCTGCTACG